GCCCGAGCCATTGAAGAAGGCGAGTGCTGGCTGTGGCAGGGCTACATCCAGAACAACACGCCCCAGATCGCCCACTACCCTGACGGCAAGAAGACCATGGTCAGCGTGCGCAAGCTGCTGCGCGAGCTGGAGACCGGCAGGCTGCAGCCCAAGGGCCACTACGCCAACACCTGCGGCGAGTGCCGGTGCGTCAACCCTGATCACACGATCTACAGGTCGCAGGAAACGCACATGCGCACCATGGGCCGGGGCAAGGCCAGCCTGACCAAGGCCGCGAAGCTGCGCGAGTACCGCATCAGCACCGGCCAGGCCAAGCTGTCCGAGTCCAAAGCCCAAGAGATCCGCTTGAGCGATGACTCTGGGCCGGTGCTGGCCGAGCGCTTTGGCGTCAGCCGGGGGCTGATCAACCGCATCAAGCGCGGTCGGGCCTGGCGGGTTCTGTCCAGCCCATGGCAGGGGTTGTTCAAATGACCCACCAAGAAGCCACCCGACTGCTGGACATGGCCAAGGACGGCCAGCCCGTGCCCGAGGATGTTCTGACCGAGGCGCTCTACATGACAGGGGACGGTGCCTGCTGGCGCGACATGCCCTGCCCTGACATCGAGGCCTTCCTGGCCGACATGAGGAAAGCAGGCCTGCTGTGAGCGCCGCGATTTACTTCGTGGTGCCCGGCGACCCGCACGGCAAGGGCAGGCCAAAGGCCAGCAGCCGGGGCGGCTTCGTGCGCATGTACACCCCTGCCCTCACCCGCCAATACGAGGACAAGATCGCCCGGCTCGGTGAGATCGCTCGAGGCGACTGGCCCGTGCTGGACACGCCGATCAGCCTGCGCGTGATCGCCCATCACCCGATCCCGGCCAGCTGGTCAAAGAAGAAGCAGCAGCTGGCGCTGGCAGGCGACTGCATCCCTGGCAAGCCAGATCTGGACAACGTGGCCAAGGCCGTGCTGGACGCGCTCAACGGCGTGATCTACCTGGACGACAAGCAAGTTGTCCGTCTGGTGGCCGAGAAGAGATACAGCTTTGACCCACGGGTCGAGGTCTATGTGCATGAGGTACTGAAGTGAGAAATCTGAACATGAACGGCACGCCAAGGCACTCGCACCAGCTCAAGTTCTGCGACAAGTGCGAAATCAAGCAGCCGCCCGAGGGTGGCATCCAGATGGGGCCAGGCCGGTGGTATTGCGCCAGCTGCTGGCTCAAGCGCAACCGCAAGGAGCAAAAAAAATGACCGACCGCTACATCAGCGACCGCACCGAAGACCTTGTTGATCGCCATGGCCCCATCGCCATCGTCACGCAGGGCTTGGGCTACTTCACGCCAGGCCAAGACCGCTGTGTGCTGACTGACACCGGCAACGGGTTTGTCGCCAAGTTCCCTGCTCACAACAGCACAACCCAGGACTACTACCTGTGCATGGACTACTCGCAGGCCCGCGACATCGTGCTGGCGCTGTCCATGTTCAAGAGCGATCTGGGGTTCAAGGAGGCGCAGGCATGACCGACTTTGAAACATGGTGGCATCTCGAAGGCAGCACACCGCCGTTGCCCGGCGAGGATGGCGAGGAGCATTGCAAGCGCATGTGCCAGATTGCATGGAGCAACGGCGCGTTTAAAGAGCGTGAGGCATTCAACAAAGAGCGCCAGCAGTACGCCGACTGGTTTGATGAGGCAGCTGCAGACATCGAGGACTGGGGGATGTACGCCAGCGAGTATCTGCAGCAGAAGTGGGACTTACCCGATCAAGTGCAGGACTACAAGAACCGCGCCGCTGCCATCCGAGCAAGGGGCCAGGCATGAACTGCTGCGACGAATACGGGAACTGCAACCAGGGGCGCGACTGCCCGGTGCGCAAAGAGCAGCAGTGCCAGTGGTGCCGAGGTCTGGGCTATGACGCCAGCGGCTACCGATGCACCTGCCAGCCAGATCACTCTGGCAACACCCTGGCCTGGATCTTGGGCGGCTTCATCGCCGTCATGGTGCTTTTGATGACCGTGAGGAGCTGCGCAGCATGAGAAAGAAGAGCAAGTACAAGCCACGCCCAGTGCTGGCCAACCCGGTGCAGTGGGTGCTGGAAGGGTTCACGCCGATGCGCGAGAACTCAGAGGCCGTGGCCATCAAGATCAGAAACCACCAGGCCATGGTTGAGATGACCAGCGGCAACGCCGGCCAGCGCGAGTTCAGCGTGATCGACACCGCGATGCTGATGGCTGGAGGCATGGCCCAGGTCAACCCGGACAAGCTCGGTGGCCATCTGATGCAAGAGATCGACGCCGCCATCTTGGCCAGCCTGGCGATGCACAAGCGCTCAAAGGCCAAGGGCGTGTTCCGCTTCACCGGCCCAGAGATGCAGGCCATCAACCTGGGCATGGAGATTCACGACCAGCAGCTGGACACCTGCTCGCTGGACGAGCTGCACAAGGCCGTCATGCTGATCCGGCCAATCATCATGGCCAGAGAAAAAGCTCTGACCGCAGCATGATCAAGAGACCGTTTAAGCCATGGTACCCAAAGCACACAGGGCCACTCGAGCCAGACAGAACCATCATCTTGATGGGGCACGCACGCGAGCTGCTGACCACTTGGGAAGTCACCAAGGACAAGGCGCTGGTGGACAGGCACCTGGCGACCATGGACAAGCGCCATGGGCCGGGAGCCGAGCAGGCCATCAGGCAGTACATGAGACAAGTTAAAAAGTACGAAAGACCAGAATGAAAATCAACACCTACAAGCACACATTTGTGGCTGAGTGCCCAGCTAACTCGCAGCCCATCGTTTACCAGCTCACCATCAGCACCAGCGACAAGATCCTTGTCGAACACATCGTCACGGCGTGCGCTCTCATCAAGCGCGGCTACCACGAAGCGATTGCAGATCAGCTGCTGCTGCAGTTCGGTGGGCACCAGACGATCACAGCCCACCACCACGGTGTTGACATTGAAACGACCCGTTCGTGATTCACTACCACGGCACCCCCATCACGCCAAAGCGGATGCTGCTTGAGATGTCAGGCCGTCACTTCTGCGTGTCGTTTGCCAGGCCAGATGACCTGGAGGACTGTCTGCGCATCGGTCAATCGCTGATGCTGGACAACGGGGCTTTTACTGCATTCACCACCGGCAAGACGTTTGACAAGGCCGCATACCTGGCCTGGGTTGACCAGCATCTGGCCGCTCCGCATTGGGCCGTGGTGCCCGATGTGATCGACGGGGACGAGCAGCAGCAGCGCGATGGCATTGCTGACTGGCCATTCCCCAAGGAAATGAGCGCCCCGGTTTGGCACCTGGGCCTGTCGATTGACTGGCTGCTCGAGCTGTCCGACAACTGGCCACGCATCTGCCTGGGCAGCTCTGGCCAGTATTGGGAAGTCGGCTCGCCCTCATGGCAGCGCCGCATGGACGAGGCATTCGACGCCCTCGCCCGTTCGCGTTGCCGCCTGCCCTGGATTCACGGCATGCGAATGCTGTCGCAGTCAGACGGCCAATGGCCGCTGGCGTCAGCCGATAGCACCAACGTGGCCAGGAACTACAAACGCAACCACGAACACCCAGACCAGATGGCGGGGCGCATTGACGCCGTCCAGCCAGCCAGGAAGTGGGCAGGAACGCGCCAGATGGAGCTGGTATGAACATGGCCGAGCCAACCACATTCACGCTGCCCAAGAAGCCGCGCATCAAGGAGAAGGACGCGCCGCCAGACCAGAGGAAGGTCTGCATCATGCCCATCCGTGCGCTGACAGACGAGCGGCTCACCGATGGCTCTGTGCGCATCCTGGCGCTGGTGTGCAGCTACTGCAACCGGGCAGGCATCACATGGGTCAGCCAGAAGCGTTTGGCCGAGGACATGAAGACCAGCCGCCAGAACATCACCAACCAGCTGGCCAAGCTGCGCGAGCATGGCTACGTCGAGATCATCCGCAAGGGCTTCAGAGGCGAGCGCTGCAACACCCTGCGCGTGGTGTTCGACTCCAGCATCACAGCAGAGGACGCCATCGCCATGACCAGCAACAAGGAAGACACCCGGCCACCAGCTATCCGTGAGGAGCAGGAGCGCCAGGCGTCAGAACAGATTGACCGTGAGGGTCAAGCCAAGATCGCCAGGCTCATCAGCCAGGCGCTCAAACAACCAACCAAACCGAAAGGGTATGCAATGCCAGCCAAAGGAGAAACCAGAGCCGTGCGCGAGGTCAAAGAAGCCATGCAAAAGGCACAGTCCAAACGCTCCAAGTCTGTGGACAAGCCAGTGGATAACCATCAGTCCATAGGACATCCACCAGTGTCCAATGGGACTGTCCCAGAAGTGTCCAATGAGAGCCTCCATAGGCAACCAATAGGACACTCTGGAGTTTCCCATAACTCCGAAGAACACTATAAGGAGAGTATTAAGTCTAAGAGTTATAAAGACTCTTTAAAGAATATTAAGACTGTTATGGGAAACGAAGAAATTGAAAAGTTGATCGACAACGGAATGACAATCGAGCAGGTGCGCGAGGCCGAGGAGCTGATCGCACCGCTGTTCGCAGCCGAGGGTCTGACACCCAGCAGCGCAGTGATGAGCCAGGCCATCCTGCAGATGCACAGGGATGCCCGATGAGCCGATGCCTCGCCAAGCCACAGGAAGGCATCAGCAAGCCACGATCACATGGTGGACAAGGGCATCGTAGCCACCAACAGCTTCAGCGCCTTGTAGAGCCTTCTATCCGCTTTGTTCCAATCCCAGACGAACGTATGGGTTTTGGACAGGCAGGGTGTCAGGTGTGTGCAGAAGGCAGGGGGGGTGCAGAGGTGTCCCCAGGGAGCCGAACCCGACCCATATGCGCCAGCGCTACGCCTGCGCGAACCGCGCCCGACAACGCGCACTGGAAAAGGCACCCTTGCCCCCCACCCCCCACCGTAGCGCTTACGGGGGTCTCCCCCAATTTTTCCCCCACATTTCGTGGACTTTGTAAACTCCCCAATCGAAAGGATTGATTTATGGCTTATGAGATGAAACCCAGCAGCGGGTCGCTGTTCAAGAACGACCGCAAGGAAAAGGAGACCCACCCTGACCTGAAGGGCAAGGTGATGCTGCCAAACGGTGAGGTTCGGTGGGTGAGCGCTTGGAAGAAGAAGACGGCTGCTGGTGACACATGGCTGTCGCTGGCGCTGGGTGACCTGGTGCAGCAGGCTGGTGGCAGCAACTATGGCGGTGCCAAGCCATTGGACGCGCACGGTGCTGCCAAGGGCAATGCGTTTGTGGCTGACGACGACTCGGACATCCCCTTCTGATGGCAAGCCGTAAGCAGCCGACCCAGATCCCCAGCGTGCAGGGCTGGGGTGGGACGCGCTCGATTGAGCGGCGTCTGGAGCGCTCCGCGACCCTGGCTGGCAACCGGGAAGCGGTGAGCTATGCGCTGCTGTGCATGGCCAACACGAAGATCACGGACATCATGACCTGGGACGAGGACGGCAATGTGAAGGTCAAGCCCTCGCATCTGATCCCAGAGCATGCGCTGACGGCGATAAAGAACATCAAGGTCAAGTCTGACCGGGATGGCAACTCGACGCTCGAGATCGAGCTGTACGACAAGGTGGGGGTGCTGCGGATCTTGGCCAAGGCCAGTGGTTTGCTGGACAACCCTGAAGAGTCGGACAAGCCGAGCGTGATCGGGATCAACGTGAAGGCCCCGCCCCGTTCCAACGTGGGCGACATTGTGGACATGGATGGGACGGACTCATGAGCAAGACCAAAGAGCAAAGCCAGAAGACCCTGCCCTCATCGGGCATCAACCTGGACTTCAGCACCAGCCCCGTGGTCTATGACTACTTCCAGAACAACGCCTTCGTGCAGGGCCTGATGGGGCCGGTGGGCAGCGGCAAGTCCTACGCCTGCGCGTCCAAGATCTTCAAGAAGGCGGTGGAGCAAAAGCCCTCCCCCATTGACGGCATCAAGTACAGCCGCTGGGCCATCGTGCGCAACAGCTACCCCATGCTGAAGACGACCACGATCAAGACCTGGCTGGACCTGTTCCCCGAGTCCACGTTCGGCCCGATGCTGTGGACGCCGCCGATCACGCACCACATCCGCTTGCCTGCCCGTGAGGGCGCTGCTGGCATTGACTGCGAGGTGATCTTTCTGGCCCTTGACCAGCCCAAGGACGTGCGCAAACTGCTGTCGCTCGAGCTGACCGGGGCCTGGGTCAATGAGGCCCGCGAGCTGCCCAAGGCTGTGATCGACGGATTGACCCACCGGGTGGGCCGCTACCCGACCAAGAGGGACGGCGGCGCGACATGGCACGGCATCCTGATGGACACCAACCCCATGGACGATGACCACTGGTGGCACAACATGGCCGAGAAGGAAAAGATGACCGGGCCGTATGCCTGGAAATTCTGGAAGCAGCCGGGCGGCGTGGTGACGGTCGACCCCGAGGAGCTGCCGGACAACCCCGAGGCCAACGATCACATCTTCTCGGCTGGCAAGTGGTGGAAGATCAACCCCAACGCCGAGAACCTGTCCAACTTGCCGCCTGGCTACTACCCGCAGATGCTGCTGGGCAAAAACTTGGACTGGATTCGCTGCTATGCCGGGGGCGAATACACCTATGTGCAGGAAGGCAGACCCGTCTGGCCCGAATATCAGGACTCGACCATGTCTGGCGACACCGTGGTGGACCCGACCGTGCCCATCCAGGTGGGTCTGGACTTCGGTTTGACACCTGCGGCGACCATTGGCCAGCGCTTGCCCAACGGCCAGTGGGTGATTCACAAGGAAATCGTCACGTTCGACATGGGTCTCGAGCGTTTTGGCCTGCAGCTGCTGGCCGATCTCAATGCGCTCTACCCGAACCACCAGGTTTTGCTGTGGGGCGACCCTGCTGGCCAGGCGCGGGACGCGATTTATGAGGTAACTTCCTTCGAGTTCCTGCGAACCCTGGGCCTGCGTGCGCAGCCGACGGCGTCCAACGACTTCAAGGTGCGCCGCGAGGCATCAGCCGCCCCGATGCAGCGCCTGATTCAGGGTAAACCCGGACTTATCGTCAACCGCGAGTGCAAGCTGCTGCGAAAAGCGCTGGGCGGGGGCTACCACTTCAAGCGGGTGGCGGTCGGCGCTGGCCAAGAGCGCTTTCGGGACGCGCCCAACAAGAACGAACACTCGCACATCGGCGATTCGTTCGGCTACCTGATGCTGGGCGGCGGCGAGTACAACCGGATGACCCGTGGCCACCAGCTGGGCGGCAGGCCCCAGGCGCAAACCATGGCCAACACCGACTTCGACATCTTCAGCTGATAGCACTTTGATATTGCCGTGTTGACCCGTGTCCAATCACCAATAGAATCCATTGCATGAGTGCTGAGTTGATTGAATTGCCGAGCGCGAATCTGCCTGCACCTGTGGCGCGGGCCAAGATCATGGCCATTCAGCGTGCGTGTCAGGGCTTACCTGATGACGAGCGCATGGATGAGTCGCCGCCGCTCAAGCACTGGCTGGCTCCTGGCATTTATGCCCGCGAGATTCACCTGCCAGGCGGCACGGTGGTGGTGGGCAAGATCCACCGGCATCGGCATCTCAACATCATCAGCCAGGGGAGCATCACCTGCTACACCGAGTTTGGACTTGAAACGCATATGGCCCCGGCCAGTTTCATCTCCGAGCCAGGAACCAAGCGGGTGGTGCTGACGCATGAGGACGCGATCTGGACAACGATCCACCCCAACCCAACGAACGAGACCGACATCTCGAAGTTGGAGGAAATGTTCGTGGCGCTCGAGTACGCAGAACTCGGCATGGCAGTGGCAAATTTAAAGGAGTTGGAATAATGGCCTATTTCATTGCAGGGGCAGTTTTGGTGACTGGTGCCTATCAGGCCAACCAGGCGAAGAAGGCACGCAAGTCGGCAGAGGCGCAGCAGAGCCAAGCGCTCGCGCAGCAGCAAAAAGATTCAGAGGCGATGCGCCTTGAGGTGCAAAAGCAGACCGATGCTTACCGCCAGCAGGGTGCAGCTCTGCAGCAGCAGGCGCAGACCGCCAGACAATCGTTTGAGGCGCAGCAGCTGCAGTACTCCGAGAACAAGCTGGCGATGGAGCAGAAGGCCAAAGACATTCAGGCCGAGTCTGATGCGGAGCGCCGCAAGGCAGCTGCCGCAGAGGCCTCTGCGCTGAAGGCCCGCACCCGTGGCGGTCGCCGCTCGCTGCTGTCGCAGCAGCGCATGGACGCCGAGCTGGGCGTGCCGATGTCTCTGGGCGGTGGTTCGGGGATGTTGCAGTAATGGCCGGGCCGCAACCAACCTTTATGCAGCGCAGGCTTGCCAGAAGGGCTGGCGGCACTGAGATGTCTCGCTTGGCGAAGAGCTACCAGGACCAAATCGAGGGCATCACTGGCGAGTACGAGACCAAGTTCAGCGAGTACAAAAAGATGGCGGCTGACAAGATGGCCCCATTTGAGCAGGCGGTCGGCCAGTACGACAGCAAGCTGTCTGCGTACCAGGGGCAAGTTGCGTCATTCAATGATGCCTTTGCCGGGTACAGCACGCGACTCGATCAATTCAATCAGCGGGCACAAACACCGTCCACGTTTGATGTTCGTATTGGTGAAGGCTATTGGACTGGTGCAATGGGGGAGCGGATTTACGATAAGGTAAATCTAGACACCAATGAACCCATCAACGCATATCTGAGAAGAATGGGGCTTGATATGCCGTATGGCGTGCATTACATCGATGTCGGCACTGCCATAACCGATAAGAAAAAGCGCGAGGTGACCTGGCGCTTTGAGAAACCGTTCACCGAGACATTCACCGAGCAAGCTCCAGCCGCTCCGAGCGCTTTCACGGAAGCAGCGCCGGTCGCTCCAGTAATTGAGAAATTCGATGAATCTCCTTTTTCTGCCAAGCGAAGCCAGCTGCAGTCGGACATGACCCGTGAGGTAGGCGAGCGCAAATCATCGCGCCTGAACGCCGCGCAGCGCGGGCGTGGCCGACCACTTCTGCAAGGAGCATGAACATGTCAGGACTGTACGAAAACATCCACGCCAAGCGTGAGCGCATCAAAGACGGCAGCGGCGAGAGCATGCGCAAGCCGGGATCGACTGGTGCGCCGACCGACAAGGCGTTCAAGCAGGCGGCGAAGACCCGCACGATGAAACGCCCCATGCTGAAAAATGTGAAGGACGAGTAAATGGATTACGACAAAAAGG